CACGGGAGTTGCACCCTTGACTCTTTTAGCGACTTGATGTCTGCATACACCGCATGCAGCAAAGCTGTCGAGAAAACTGTAACACTGTGATCACAGTCGCGCATTCCAAGCGTCCCCGTCTAGGCTCAGGGGCGGCCACCCTCCTGTTACGGCCCGAGGGTGCACTGATACCAGTGGGCTACAATGCGGGAAGACGATAGACTGAACATCTACCCACTGGAAAGAAAAACTTCCTGGAAAATTCATACATAGCCAAAATATCTTAACTTGACTTGATCATATGAGGGGAAGTACGACATATCCACGTCATGGACTCCAAGTACATACGTGATATACCGCAAAGCTCGTGCAGTATAGACAGGTTCGATACCAAAAGGATACAACATCTCTAGGATGTCATAAGCTCTTCTGTCGAAACCATAAGCCCATACGAGGCCAACTAAACGACCTGCAAAACGAGTAACATGCATGTCGCGATCCTCAGGAATTAAAACTTGAGCTACGAACTTATTGAAATCGAAGCCCAAGTGAGGGAAACCGGTAAGAAGTGTGCGAGAAAGGAAAGTCCCAACGTGTGTTTTCGATTCCTCATCGTCAAAGACGACCAAATTAAATTTGTCCTCAGAAACTTCAGCGCCCAAAACCCTGAATACCGAAATCCAGGTCTTTGGAAAATCGCTCGCACCGTACCAATCGCCAAAAAGCAAGCGCGAATCATCACCTAGCCAGATATGGCCCTTATCGAGAAGACGTGAACCGTCTCTGCTGAGCTGAGTCTCGTCCACATAGAAACAGTAAAACATATTAACCATGGTATCAATCATCTGTGTAAAATATGAACCAGATGGGACACCACGATGTTTAACGGCTACGCGGTCATACAACAAAATTGGAGTATGAATAAAATAGTCAACAATAAAGTCGAAAATTTTATGCTCTTCAGCACTCAAATCAAAACATGAGCGAAGAATCGAGAAAGACCGAGAAATGAATCTGGCCAAAACTTGACTATCGAACGAGGCGAAGTCGATCGAAGCGACCGCGCTGCATCCACGAGGGGGAAACAGACGGGAACGCGACTTACCACCATCCAACCAATTAACAGACCATCCTATCCACTCAGCTTTACCTAGAGCTTCAAAAACAGGCTGTGCAAACTGCCCCTCCAACAGAGTTACGGATCCAGGATAGACCCATACCAACCGTGGTTTATTCTTAGGATACTCGCGTATAACGCGGCGAGCACCTGCCATGCAAGGGTAGGTCTTAAAACGAGATTTGCCTCGGGCGGCCTGACGCCACCACTGACGCACCTCTCGCTTCATAGATCCCATTGCCTCACGTTTTGTAGCGAACCCTTGTCTAACAAAAGGGAGCCCAGGAGACGTGGGCTTCGGCATACCTTTAGCCGATTCGCCAATTGAAGATGGTCGAAGTTTACCTTTCAAATGCGAAAAGTGCTCCTCAACTCTCTTCCAGGCACGTTCAGCCACTCGTTCGTTAACATTGACTTCTGGCTTCTCTTGAACGTACTTTTGAAAATTTGACTCGATTAGGTCCATGTTGACCACATCGCGCCAATATCTGGAACTGACGCCTTCGAAAACCTCATTCACATCAGAGAGCCCTGTATTAATGTACATACTTGGCTCAGAGATAACAGAAGGAACTCCTCCTTTTACCTCTTTGATTGTCGACCAATTGAAATGAACGGTCTGATGTAATGACTTTAGAACCCTCTCAGCCTTTCGCCGGCGGTATTCGGTTTTACTCATTGGCGGTGACCACTTTTTGGACAAGGCAGGTCTGACCTATGCGGGCGGATTTCCCGAAACCCCATCGAAGCGTCTGACTGTGCATCGAAAACACTGCGCA